TTCATCGTGCAAGGCTGCACACATACGATCATCAGTATTCATGTAGAGATAATGAAGCGTCAGAGACTCGCCCAGGCGGTAGCCCTCAAAGTCGTTAAGATAGAGGGCATCGCCGCACACGCTGGCGTGATCTTCGATTTCATCCCGGCACAACTGGCAATCTTCCCAGACAAGGAAGTCACTGGAACAAAGTTCCATAGCTGCATAACGAAGCTGCATAATGTGGCTATCCTTCTTGAGTTCCTGCCGTTCTTCGGCTTCGATCTGTCGGGGAGCAATACCCCAAAGGTTCAGAGATACAGGAAACTTGCTGTCATGTACGATTTTCATAATCAATACCCCTTTCTATTACAATGCCATATACTGGGCTTTATTCAGTCCACAAAATGCCTTGATGTGTCTGCCCGTGGTTGCGCTCCAATCGTCCCACAGCTTTTCTAAAGTACCATCCTTATACTTGGTGATGATACGTGTACCATAGCTGTACAGGGTTTCGGAGCCGTCAAAGTCAACGTATACTTGAGCCTTGCCGTAAAAGCTTTTGCGCCCGTCCGTGGGCTTGAGTTCGTAGATTTTCATAATATGCAACCTCCTTGCATGATCTTTCATTCTTGATTGGTGCAGGATCGCAAGCCGATAATTTCCGGGGCTTGCTGCCCTGCCTTGATTACGGTATCATTATAGCATGTTTTAGTGCTATAGTCAAGCACTATTTCATGTTTTCATGCTAAAATTTCAAGAGTTGCCCAGGCTTCCCGGCTTCCTGGCTGCGTCCGCTCCCGGCTGATCAACGGTGGGGCGGTGGGGGATTTTGGCGGGGGTCAGCCGGGGCGGGTGAGTGTCGAAAGTTCCGCAAAAATAAAAAAAAGTTTGGTGGAACCCGAAGGGTGGTAGGGCAAATTTGCATTTTGCATACATTTCTTCTTAGTAGGGCTTCTTCTAAGAGAAGTTATAGCGATTTTAAGAAATACCCTACCAACCTCACTTTGAAAAATTCGCAAAACACAAAAAGACTATTGACAAAAGCACTATAGCATGATAGTATTAAAGCATGAAAACAAGGAGGTAAGCTTATGAAAGCAAACGATATTGTCAAATCTATTATGAGAACCAGGGAATTGACCCAGGGAGATTTGACGAAAATGCTTGGCGTTTCTTCCCAGTCTGGCATTAGTGCCAAACTGAACCGAGATATGAGAATTTCTACTCTGATGGAGTTTGTTAAAGTGCTGGACTGCAATCTTGTAATTACTGACTCTAAGACGGGCGAAGTCTATGAGATTACTGAATAATAGGAGGTGCGAATAATGGCAAACTATGTAACTGTCACCAGTGATAAGAAAAAGCGCACGGCGTTCTGGATGTGCTTGATCGGCGGCTTGTTCGGTCTGCATTACTTCTACGTAGGCAGGCGTGGGCGTGGATGGCTTGCGTTCTGCACCTTGAACTTCTTCATGTTGGGCTGGGCATGTGATCTCATTACCATATCCAGAGGAAGGTTCAAAGACCAGTACGGCGAATATCTGAAAGTGTAACATCGCTGACGTGCAGCGGTGAGTCCAATGGGGCTGTCTTACGGGACAGTCCCATTTTCTTTTATGGAGGTATTTATGGAACTACTGAAACTCAAGGGTAGGATTGAAAAGGCTATCCAGTCCCACCCTTACGAATATGACCCTCTCAATGACATGTTCGGTCTGTGTCGAGAGTATGAGAAGGTTGACTTTGATATAGCCCATGCGTGGAACCATGATCTGCGTCCGAAGATTGCGGTTGCCCTGCAAGCAGCGGTTGAGCGTAGTGACTTCCTTGCTGCGGAGCGGTTCAATGATCTGCTGTATCGTTCATTCCTGTTCGGTGCGCCCCACTTCTTTGATGACTATTTGCAGACGGTGGAATACGGCAAGGCATTGGACAAGCAGTTCTACAAGCCCCGCCGCCACTACCTCAAGCGGTATGTGGATGCGTACCAGGAAGTGCTGGACGGTAAGCTGGACTTCCTCTCCATCTCCATGCCGAAGCGTGGCGGTAAGTCCCAGTTGGGTATCAACTTTACCAATATGCTGTCGGGCAAGTTCCCAGATCGGTCTACGCTGATGGAAGGTACAGGCGATGACCTTGTTAAGTCCTTCTACCTGGGCTGTCTGGAATACCTGCAAACTCCCAACGACTACCATTTCTACGACATATTCCCGGAAAGCAAGCTTGTCCAGACCAATGCTGATACGAAGATCGTCAACCTTCTGCACAAGTCCCGCTTCCCGACTATCATGTGCCGCTCCATTGATGCAAGACAGGTAGGTCTGTCCGAAGCAACCAACCTTCTGTATCTGGATGACTGTGTGGAAGGTCGTGAGGAAGCGAAGAACAGACAGCGGCTTGACGATAAGTGGGAAGTCATCTCTGGCGATATTATCGGACGTGCCATTGAAGGTACACCCATTGTCATCTGCGGTACACGCTATTCTCTGTATGACCCTATCGGTCACTTGCAGGAGGAAATGAAGAAGCAGGGTAAGCGTATGAAGATCATCGAAACTCCTGCCCTTGACCCGGTGACTGACGAGAGTAATTTTGAGTACGTCCGTGAGGGCAAGAAGGTGTTTACCACCCAGTATTTCCGTGATCAGCGTGAGATGCTGTCTGCGGAGCAGTGGGAGTCCGAGTTCCAGCAGCAGCCGTTTGAAGCGAAGGGCGTTCTGTTTCCCGAAAAGAGTCTGAACTACTTCTTTGAACTGCCTGTTGACCGTGACCCGGATAGTATCATTGCGGTATGCGATACTGCGGATAAGGGCGATGACTATTGCTCCATGCCCATTGCGGCGGTGTACGGCGATGAAGTCTACATTGTGGACGTGGTGTTCGATGACTCTCCCCCGGAAACTACGAAGCCCGAATGTGCTGCGGCACTGATGCTCAATAAGGCAGTGGCGGCTACGTTTGAGAGTAACAACGCAGGTTCCTACTTTGCCAGGGACGTGCAGCAAATCTTGACGGAAAAGAAGTACACCTGTAACATCCGCACGAAGCGGACTATCAGTAACAAGCAGACCCGTATTGAGTTTGCGTCCGATACCATCCTCAAGAACTTCTACTTCAAACATCCTTCCACTTATGCACGGAACAGTCAGTATGCCGCATTTATGAAGCAGCTTGTGACCTACACCCGGTCTGGTAAGGTTCCTCACGATGACGCTCCCGACTCCCTGTCCCTCATGGAAAACGAACTGCGGGGTCTGGTGGGCGCAAAGGTAGAAATTATTAAAAGACCTGTATAATTCTCCAATGCTTATATGCTTATTCCTCTTGACAAGAGCATTGGAGAGTTGTATAATAACAGTAGGTGAAACTATGTGCAAAAGGAGGTAATTACGTGGCTATTGCACTGCACGGTAGACGAGTGATCTATACCGATGAAACCGAAGTGACTATCGAAAACGTAGTGAGTATTCTGCGTAAGGCACTTCCTGTCCATTGGAAGAACCGTAGCGAAATCCAGTATCTCTGGCACTACTACAAAGGTAGGCAGGACATTCTGAACCGCATTAAGCAGGTCAGACCAGAGATTTGTAATAAGATTGTTGAGAACAGGGCAAATGAGATTGTGTCCTTCAAGTCGGGCTATCTGATGGGCGAACCCCTACAGTATGTGTCCCGTGGCAACGGTGAGAACCTTGCGGACGCTATCAACCAGCTTAACGAATACGTCTTTGCCGAGGAAAAGCCTGCGAAGGATAAGGAACTGGCAGACTGGTTCCACATCTGCGGCACATCCTTCCGAATGGTTCTCCCCGATGAAGAAGGAGAGGAAGATGACTCTCCCTTTGAAATCTTCACGCTTGACCCCCGCAACACGTTCGTGGTCTACAACAACGGACTGGGCAACAAGCCTATCCTGGGCGTGAAGTACGTCACCGATGAAAAGGGCGTTGTACATTACTCCTGCTACTCCCGCTATTTCTACTTTGAGATCGTGGAGTCGAAGGTGGTATCCTACGCAACGCACATCCTTGGTGAAATCCCCATTATCGAATACCCGCTCAACCTTGCCCGTATCGGTGCATTTGAGTTGGTTATCCCTCTGCTGGATGCAATCAACCTTACTGACAGTAACCGCATGGACGGCGTGGAGCAGTTTATCCAGGCATTGATGCTGTTCCATAACGTAGACATTTCCTCCGAGGACTTCCAGAAGTTGCGTGAGGAAGGTGCTATCAAGTTCAAGGATATTGACCCGCAGTTGAAAGCAGAGGTATCCTACCTTATCAACTCCCTTAACCAGGGTGAAACCCAGACGTTGGTTGACCACATGTATCAGACGGTGTTGACCATCTGTGGTATGCCGAACCGCAACGGCGGTTCTTCTACCAGCGATACCGGGTCTGCGGTTATCATGCGTGACGGTTGGTCTGCTGCGGAAGCACGGGCAAAGGATAGCGAGTTGATGTTTAAGAAGTCCGAGAGACGCTTCCTTAAGCTGATCTTGAACATCTGTCACGTTCTGGTGGGAATGAAGCTGAAAGTACACAACATCGAAATCCGCTTCACCCGCCGTAACTACGAAAATATTCTGCAAAAGGCGCAGGTGCTTGACCTCATGTTGAAGAACCCGAAGGTTCACCCCCGCCTTGCATTTGAACACTGCGGCTTGTTCGTGGACTCTGATCTGGCTTATACAGTGAGCCAGGAGTATGTGGAGGAACAGGAAAAGAAAGCCCAGGAGTTGCTTGAGAAACAAAACGCCATGAAGGGAGAGAATGACGATGACTCCGGTAATCACGAAGGAAATGAAGGAGCAGATCGAAACCCTGTTGAAGCACGGAAGCAGAGTGGAAATTTTGATTGAGCAGGGCAAGATCGCCATTGTTGAGGTCAAACGCAAACTGAAAATGAAGGAAGCCGACAAGGTTTAACTGGGACAGTGGTTCTGGTAAGTCCAATGGGACTGTGAGTGGTAGTACGCTCATAGTCCCATTTTTCTTTGGAGAATGACCATGGAAAAAGTAATTTCTCAATACACCACTGCTTTAGATGAACTGAACGTCCTTACTGCAACCAGCTACAAGCTGGCAGGCGGTAGGGACATTGCCGCAAAAGTCAATCAGATTGCGGACGATGTGCTTTCCTTTCTTATCAACGCCTACACGCTGGGTATGGAACACGCTTCTCTCATGCTGGCTTATGATCTCTCTGTAGATGTGGACAGTATGTGGGATGCAATCTACCTGGTGATTGATGGAAAGACCTTTGAGGACAGAGTGGCTGATCACGTGATCGTCAATGACCTTGCTGGTCTGAAAACCTTGGTAGAGTCGGAGTTCCACCGGGTCTACAACGCTGCCGTACATGACGGTGGCACGGACTTTGTAGCCAATGGTGATTTTGGTGTGACAAAGAACTGGATTACCGTCAAGGATGCTGATGTGCGAGAAACCCATAAGTACCTTGAGGGTCAGTCCGTTGCCTTGGAGGAAGAATTTTTTACCTTCGATGGTGACCATGCCCCGTATCCCGGTAAGTTCACCAGAGCGGAAAACAATGTGAACTGCCGTTGTATCGTGCGGCTGACAACTGATGAATAGCGGGACTCCCGCTTGACATGGTGAGGGAACACCTAAAAACGCAAACTCAAGACAAGAGGATAAAACAGAAAACATAGTGAGTGAACACTACAAACGCAAGGAGGACTTTATATGAGTTATTTGAGTGATCTGCTGGGTTCTGCCTACAAGGAGGGCATGACCGAGGACGAAATCTCTACTGCACTGGAAGCCGTGGGTCACGGCAACGATGCGGAAGTGAACCGTCTGAAAACCGCACTGTCTAAGGCTAACTCCGAAGCTGCTGACTACAAGAAGCAGTTGAGAAGTAAGCAGTCTGATGACGAAGCCGCTGCCGCTGCACAGAAGGAGGAACATGACAAGCTGGTCAAGGAGAACGGCGAGTTGAAGCGTTCCATTGCCCTCTCTGAAAGCAAGGGTAAGCTGCTGGCTATGGGCTATGACGAGAAGCTGGCAGACGAAACCGCCGCTGCGATGGTGGACGGTGACATGGAAAAGGTTATGGCAAATCAGTCCAAATACCTTGAAGCCCAGAAGAAAGCTATCCAGGCTGACGCTATGCGTAAGACCCCCCGCCCTGCGGCTGGTTCTGACGATGGTAGCGGCGTGGACTACGCTAAGAAGATTTCCGAAGCACAGGCAAACGGTGACTTCACCGCTGCCGCCTACTATACCCGCCTGCAAGCCCAGGAAATGGCTACGGAGCAGGCAAAAGAGTAATTTGAATTTGGAGGTAAAAGAAAATGGCTGACGTTTTTGCAACCAGTTTCGGCGTACTGAATTATAGCGGTATGCTGTTCAACAAGGGTAACGTGCGTACCCCGCTTTCTTCCATCATCGGTAGCAAGGCGAAAACCACGAACCATGTCGAGTTCGTCACTGGACAGGAGTACACTTCTGGCGGTGACGGTTCCCAGCCCGGTATCAGTGAAACTGCTTCTCTGACCGCTCCCGAAGCGTCCGTTGTGACCCGTGAGCAGAAAACCAACGTGACCCAGATTTTCATGGAGTCTGTGGGTATCTCCTATGCGAAGCAGTCCAACATGGGTACTCTGTCTGGTATCAACATTGAGAACCAGCAGGCTAACCCCATGGGCGAACTGGATTTCCAGGTTGCTGCGAAAATCCAGAAGGTCAATCGTGACATTGAGTACACCTTCATCAACGGTGAGTTCCACAAGGCTACTAAGGATAGTGAAGCTAACAAGACCCGTGGTCTGGTTCCTGCTATCACTTCCAATGTCACTGCCATGGGCAACAAGCCCCTGGGTCTGTGGGACATTGCCGACATGGTGAAGAAGATTTACGACGCAAACGCTCCCACTGACGGTCTGTGTCTGTGGTGCGATGCGGTCACTCTGTTCCAGATCAACGCTGACGCTGTTCAGAATGGTCTGACTGTGGTTCCCGCTGCCCGTGAGATCAACGGTATCTCCCTGTCCAGCGTCATCACCCCTCTGGGTGTTGTCTACCTGTATCTGGGTGAGTGCCTGCCTGCGGGTACTGCGCTGCTTCTGAACCTGGACGTGATCGCTCCTGTCTATCAGCCTGTTCCCGGCAAGGGCAACTTCTTCCTGGAGCAGCTTGCTAAGACTGGCGCAGGCGAGAAGTATCAGCTTTTCGGTCAGATCGGTCTTGATCATGGTCCCGAATGGTATCACGGCAAGTTCACTGGCATCTCCACTGCCTTTGAGAAGCCTACCTACAGCCGTTCCGTTTATGTGGCTAACGCTGCCGAGATCGGCGTAGCCGCTGCTGCGGAGTAATTGAGGAAGGAGGGTGGACAGCATGACTGACGCTGAAAAGCTGACCATGCTGCAAGGCATGACGGGTGAGACAGACCAGAGTGTGCTGTCCACCTACTTGACTCTGGCAAAGGGCGTTGTGATCTCTAAAGCATTTCCGTTTGGTACGGGAGAGGAAGCAATTCCGACTCCCTACCACACGGTTCATGTGGAGATTGCCGCTTATATGCTGAATAAGCGTGGTGCAGAGGGTGAAACCGCACATAGCGAGAATGGCGTGTCCCGCTCCTATGAGGACGGGGACATTCCTCCTACTCTGCTGCGCCGTATCACTCCCATGGCGGGGGTGATGGCATGAAGCTGATGAAACGCAACCTGTCCTCCATCCATTACTGTCTGTACACCGAACGCACTCCGCTGATGGATGCAGACGGAAATGAGACTGGTGAGTACAAGGTTGGGTACAGCGAACCCGCCGAACTGAAATGCAATGTGTCCCCGGCAACGGGCTACGCACAGATTGATATGTTCGGCAAACTGGACTCTTATGACAAAGTTGTCGTTACTGACGATATGAATTGTCCCATTGATGAAAACACGGTCTTGTTCATCGACAAGGAGCCAGAGTTTGACAAAAATGGGAAGCCGATTTACGACTACACGGTGCGCCGTGTGGCAAAGTCTTTGAACGCCATATCGTATGCAGTAAGTAAGGTGAAGGTATCGTGAGCAAGCGTGTGATCAAAGTCCAACTCAATGAAGCCAGTATTAACCGGGCAATCAAGGAACTTGAGGACTACAAAAAGTGGTTGCTTAGTAAGACTAAGGAGTTTCTGAAAGCCCTGGCTGATGAAGGTGTTGAGATCGCCAATACCAAATTTGCGAAAGCCGTCTATGATGGTACGAATGATGTGTCCTGTTCTGTTGAGGAACGGGGTGACAACAAGATCGCAGTTGTGGCAGTCGGCGGCGCAACCCTGTTCATTGAGTTTGGTACAGGCGTGAAATATCCCGACAACCACCCCGAAGCTGGTAAGCACGGTATGGTCAGAGGACAGTACGGATACAAACTGGGCAGACTCCCTCAAGGCTGGCGTTACGAAGGTGACCCCGGAAGCAACGGTGAGGTTATCACAGAAGGAAAACATGTCGGTGAGGTTCATACCTACGGTAACCCGGCGAACATGAGTATGTACCAGACAATCCGTAAATTGGAGGAAAAGTTTGAGGAAATAGCAAGGAGGGTGTACGTATGATTGACTGCGAAAACGAGGTCTATACCCGTATTGCAAAAGTCTTAC